TAGTAAACTTGAGTAGCATAACCTTTGTCAGCTCTCTCGTCTATTCTTGCAGTTGAGTCTTTACCTACAGCAAGAGCAAGACCATCACTTACAAAAGCGATACATTTTCTCTTGTTTGAAGCAATTGCTAGTCTGTTAGACACGATGAAATTAAATCCTAAGAAAGTATTAATATCACCTTGAGCCAATGCTTTTACTGTATTGAAATCACTTGAAGTCACTTCAGTAGTTCCTAACAAATCAGTGATTTGTTTTGGAGATACGATGATGTGTCTTGGAAGTGAAGGATCAACACTGTTTAAGTCAATGATCTCTTTTGCTTGTCTTAACTTAGCAATAGTTAAACCAGCTGTTCCAGACTCAGTAATCTTTTGACCAGAAGGTAAAGCTACCGCAGTACCACCAGCAACGCCTGTGTCAGACGAACCTAATGCTGCAGTAATGATAGCGTCATCCATTGCTCTACCCATTGCATAAGCAGCAGCTAATGCGTAAGTAGAAGTAGGATCTACTAACATTCTTACTTTATCTAGATCATCGATTAAATCAGCAAACTCGTAATCAACCAAGCTAACTCTTCTTCTTGAGTGAGGAGTGTTTGATTGAGGAGTGTCTGAATGTCTAGTTGATCTTACAGATGCAGTAACACTTCCAACTTGATCGAAGAAAGCATTCTTACCTGTAACAGATTCTAATCTAACTTTATCTCTAAGAATAGAACCTTTTTGTTGTGACAACATTTGTATATTAGAACTATATTGTTCTACAAATGCTGTAGTTATTTGAGTTGACATAATTGTCTCCTATTTATTGTTAGTTGTTATTAAAACAAAACAGAGACGTTATCAGAAAATCTGGCTTCTCTTGGATTTAAAGTCTTTTAGACTACAAGTCTATTCCTTGTTGTCAGAAAGGTTCTTTCGAATTGTCTTTCTTTTGTTAGGCGAATTTTCATCCGCCTTACAAATCCATTTATAATATTCATCGCATATTGGCAAGGGATTACTTTTTTGTCGTTCAGATCCATTCTCGACAACAATACGCAATACTTCTAATCTAAGTTCTATATTATCCATTCATCATTGTTCTTAAAGTGAATACTTGCTGAACTACTTTATCATGATCTGGATGTGATTTATTCCAGTATGGTCCATCACGATCATTAACAATTTTACTTATTTCAGCTTCATAGTCTGTACCTTGAGATACATTTTCGCTTTCGGTACTCACGAGTTTATCTTCAGACATAAGATTAGCAATGTTTGCAAAACCTTTAATAATTGCAGGATGATCACCAAGTCTTGTACCATCTTTCAATTCCATATCTAAAACTTCTGGATTCATGTTTGCTTTTGCAATTGATCCAGCTTTTTTAATATTGTTTTCGTAATTGCTACCCCATTCTTTTCTAAGTTCTTGTTCTGCATTTGCTTGTGCAGTTTCATTATCGATCTTAGATTGTTGAGCAGAACTTTCCATAGAATTTTTATAAAACTCTAGGATACCTTGAGCCTGTTTATTATTCAAACCAAGTTGATGTGCATTCTCTGCAAATTGTTTTATTGCACCATCATCTAATGGAACAATATCTGATTTAACATATAATTGATATTTATCTGCAGACTCTGGTCTACCAAGTTTATCATAAACTTCATTCCATTGATCTTCAGTAGAATTATTATTTGGTACTGCAACTTTGTCTTGACCAATCATTCTTGTTGCATTTACATAAGACTTAGCAAGAGCCTCAAGTTCAGTAAACTTAGAAATGTTAGGATCGTTTCTTAGTTCTTCTGGTATTGCTTCTTTCCAAGACTTAGCAACAGTTGGTACTGGTTGCTCTATTTGTGTTTCCTGTTTTGTTTCTTCTGTAGTAGGTGTAGTTGTCTCTGCTACAGGCGCAGTTTCCTGCGTTATCTGTTCTTGTGACATTGTTATTTTCCTTTTGTGTTATCCTCTTGTAGCATTGATTTAATAAATAGAAGTACGCTACGTTGACCTTCCATATATGCACTTTCATGACTATCTCCTTTTACATTGGTAGTCGAAAAAAAGTGACATCGTTTTTCTAAATCAGATAAAACTTTTTTACCTTCATCTGATTCAAAAATCATTTTATATGCTTCTCTGATTTCCTTTATTTGTTTTTCGAGTTGTTTTAAATCACTCATTACTCAACATCCGCATTTGCAACTGCTCTAGCTTCTTCTGGTAAAGCCTTTGCTAATGGTGCTACTTTTCCTCCTGCTTCTGCTAGTTGTTGAACTTGTTGCATTTGTTCCATTTGTTGTTGTTGTGCTTGTGCTTCTTCTCTTTGTGCATTTAATTCAGATTGTGGTTTTAATATTTTTTGTGGAACACCCACTATATCTGCTAAATGTCTAACAAGTTTATCCATATTAATATGATCAAATACTGGAGCAACATTTGCAAGTGATCCCATAATTTCTATTGCTCTCATGATTGATTGTAACTCTGTAGACTTTTGTGCTTTAGCTAAAGGAGATACATATTCAATTTCAATATCTTTACCAGATAAAAACTCTGGAGCTGGTCTAAATAAATTCTTTCTAAGTATCAAAGCAAAACATCTATCGATTAAAGGTTTTAATAATTCAGATTGAAGTCTACCAAGAACTGGACCAAGCAATCTCATCTTCTCTTCGTTTCTTTGTATAACTTCTGTAGCTGTCATTTGTGGACCTTGTTGCATCATCAATTGATTTACATAAAAAGCATTTCTAATTGAGTTTCTTCTTTGCTCTTCCATGTTCAAACCTAATGGAGTATTCGCACCAATGTTTAATGTTTCAATTCTATCTCTTGTACCAGATCTATAAAAATTTAAACCACCGGGAACAGTTCTTACTGGTAAAATAAATCCATCATCTGGAACTAATAAAGGTGGATCAACTTGTTTCTGTGCAGACTTGATTGTAGTCTTAGACATTTCATTTAGCATTTTAACATCTGGTAATGCTGTCATCGCAGGTGATCTTCCATAAATTTCATGCGATGCTTTTAAGTATCTAGGTACTACAAATGGAAACTCTCTAAATCCAGAAACAGATAATTCATCACCAGAACTTGCATCTAAATATATTGAAGCAAATGGCATATTATCTTTATCTTGTTTCTTAGGATCAAAGTCAGATCTTGGATATACTGCGTGAAGTATTTCTACTTCTTCGTATGGATCTTTCTTAGCAACAACAGATATATTTGCAGATACAGTTCCAAACTTTTGGATTGCAGATCTTGCGCTTAATTTAAATTTTCTAAATACTGTATCTATTCTACCTTTATCGTTTTCAGCAATATACATTTCATTAATGTGTCTTGTTGAAAATTTTAAAATATCATCATCATCCTCTTCGATAAACATTGCTGCCGTACCAAAAGTAATTAGATCATGATACAGTTCAAATATTTCTTGTTGGAAGTTTGATTTATTAAATGCCGAGTACATAACTTCAGTAGCATCTTCTAACCATTCTTTTGCTTCATCTTCATTTTCCATTTCATATTCTTTGAATCGCAAAGAGAACCAAGGCGTAGAAGGGTTAGTCAACATCCCATGAAGAGATGCTGCTAACAATTCTACTGATTGGAGAGGAGATGAATCAAAAATTAATTCTGTTCTTTTATCACCTTTAGATCTAGACTTAGTTACATCTGCTTTTCTTGGTTGCATATAGTCTGCAACTTCTTGCCAGTGACTTTCCCAATTTTGTCTTTGAGATTTTAATCTATCAAATCGTTTTAATAAATTTTTTGCTAAGTCTGTTTGTGCCATTATGATATACCTAATAAACTTTTCTTACCTAACGTCAAGCCACCGGTTGCGCCAGTAACTCCTGTTAGGATTGTTGGTGATCTTCCTACTCTTTTTGTTTTTCTTTTTTTGTAAAGCGGATCATCTGTATCCATTGATGAAGCATCTGCTGCTGCACTTTGAGAAACTTCTGCATTAGTTGGTGCGGTTGCTGTTGCCATTGTTTGTGCAGGAGCTGTAACAACTTGATTACCACCACCATTATCTCTGTTATTAATAGGATTACCATAAGCATCTGTTTGACCAGATGTTCTTTTGTTAATATAATTTTTATACATCATGTCTTGTTTCTTAGAATTGTAAGAAAGAAATTCTGTTTTAGAAACATTCTTATAATTTTTAGATCCTAAAACTTTATCTGTAAAAAAATCTCTAGTAACTTTTGATCCTGCTTGTAATGGTTTAGATAATATTGCACTAGCCAACATTACTGATGGTGGACCTTTAACTCCTTTTTTTATTTCTTCTGCGCCACGATTTCTAAAAGCATCTGGGTTATCTGATTTATAACTTTTAGTTTTTTTTCCGCTTTCAGTTATGTTACCTACACCTATCTTTGTAGCTGTAGTTCTATTTGGTCCAGCATCGGTTCTTCCACCGCCTCCACCAGATGCGTTATTACTTCCCATAATTAATTTCCAAATGTTAATGAAGATTTAGTTTCTGAAACTGTATCTTTCTTAGTTTGAACTTCTTGCACTTCTTTTTTTAAAACTAAAGGTTTAGTTTTTTTTGGTGCAGGTTTCATTTTCTTAATAGCTGCTTTTACTTTCTCTAACATATTATTCTCCTAGTAAAGTTTTAAGTTTAGCTTCTTCAGACTCTTGAACTCCAAGCGGTCCAGTAAGTATAGTTGACTTTCTGCCTCTTCTTCTTCTTTCGATAGCGTCTTGTTCTTTTTTAATTCTTTCTTTTTCCTCATCACTCAATTCCTCTTTAGGTGGCTCAACAGGAGGAGGTGGTGGTGGCAACGATGGCATTTTTGGTTTAAATATTGATCCCATAATTATATAATCCTATAACTATTATCTGCTACACTTTGTGGCGCAGTTTGTCTAGTATTTAGTTCTTGTAAGCCAACAGCTAGATACCTCATGCTATCACAAGCATGACTACTCCAATCATGATTTGGTTTTGATCGGAACATTCTATTTTTGTCAACATACTTCCTATGGTAATGTCTTAACGCATCTATGAGTTTTTTGCAATGGTCAACATCAATCCAACATTTAGGCAACGTCATTGTTGTTGCATGTATTCCATCTTCTAATGGTATCTTCGGAACTACTTTAAATCGCACACCTAATTGGTAGGCTA